AATATCAGCATGGTCTATTAGCGTTACTGCCGTGCCAAGTTCTACAAGTTATTTGCCGTTAGCTGGCGGCACGATGACTGGTGCAATTACGTTTGCGGCTGGGCAATCTTTTACGGGTACAGTATCAACAGGCAAGTCAATCGCAATGGCAATGATTTTCGGATTTTAAGGAATATATAAAATGGCAAACCCAAATATAGTAGCAGTAACAACAATCTACGGCAAAACAACGTATTACACGCCTTCTGTTACAACCGCAGTTGTGCTTTTAACCAATGCAGCATCTTCTGGTACTGTTATGAAAATTAACAATATTGTCGTTGCAAATGTGGATGGAACTAATGCAGTCGATGCTACAGTATCAATTTACACTAATGGCGCAGTCGCTCAAGGTTCTGCACCTAGCGGCGGTACTGCCTATGCCTTGGCTTCAACGGTAGGTGTTCCCGCAGACGCGACACTAATTGTTACGGATAAGACTACTGCATTTTATCTTGAAGAAGGCACTTGTATATCAGTCATATCGGGAACAGCAAGTAAACTTGTGTTTACTGTGTCTTATGAGCTAATTAGCTAAGGTGGCGTTATGTCTATGAGATATAGAGGTGGAATTATATCAGGCACTCCACCAACAACAACAACAAGTGCGGCAGTGGGCGTTTGGACAATGAGCCAACAAATGCAAGCCGCTAAAGCAGGTGCATGGCCAGCGCAGTCATATGGTCCAACCGTTATTGGTCAAGCTTATGGCGGCGGATTTTATGCAGGACAGATTAACGTTTCTGGTACGCAATATTATCTAATTGTTGCCCCTAAAGCATCTGGCGAAAACTCAAGTAGAGAATGGGGCGTTTACGGAACAACAACGGGAATAACGTCTGTCATTAATGGACCAACAAACTCTGCGTCATTAGCTGCGCTCGGCGCATCATATCAGGCGGCTGTATTTGCTGAAGCCTTAACAATAGGGGGTTATAGCGATTGGTATCTACCTGCTAAAAACGAGCTAGAAGTGCTGTATTATTTCTTAAAACCGACTACTGACGCTAACTATACTTCATCGGGTTCAAATGCTAATGCGGTATCACCAGAGCCTATTAGCACAAACTACACAAGTGGTTCACCAGCTCAAACAAGCGCGGGTATTGGCTTTAGAACTGGGGAAACAAATGCGTTTGCCTCTGGCTACTATTGGTCTTCTACTGAGTCCAGTGCTACCAGCGCATGGGCACAGACCTTCGGCTCTGGTTTTCAGTACAGCGACGATAAGTACGGTAGTTACTACGTCAGAGCTGTTCGGAGAATCGCTGTGTAACAGCGTTAATCAATAAAATAAGGTTATAAAATGTACATACAAATAACAAACATTGACGCAGACACGGGTATTCTTTGCACAGAAGCACCCATGCGTACAGGACCGGCACTCCCAAATGTAAAGGGATTTCAGTTTATCTTTCAAAACGAATCTGATTTTCCTATTGCATCAAATCAAGATGGTTCTTTGACTAATCCTCCATTACTCTATGGAACGTGCGATGATGACGCAGATACAAGCCTTGTTGGCGTTTTAAAAGTGTTGTCACAAGTAGAGTTTGATGCAGATAAGCTACAAGAATTTAATCTAAGAAAACCTTATTCTTCTTGGGTAGGTGACATCGACACTATGTCATGGCAACCGCCTGTAACGTATCCGCAAGATGACAAACGCTATTACTGGGATGAACCAACTGTATCTTGGAAAGAATTTACGCCAGTGGTGCAGTTACCATGAAAACCGCTGAACTAGGCTACTTTGGCAATATCTGGGTAAAGCAAAACGTCTTAGAGCTTGCCGGTGAAACGCATGGAGGTCATGAACATAAGTTTGACCATGTGACACTGCTTGTGTCTGGGAAAGTATCTGTTGAGATTGAAGGGTATGAGCCTAAAGAATTCACAGCACCAACATTTATTGTTATTCGCAAAGAGCATCGACATAAGATCACAGCAGTTGAAGATGGTACGGTTTATTACTGTGTCTATGCTCTGCGTAATATGGACGGTGAGCCAATTGAAGATATTTATGGCGAACAACATGACCCAGAATCAGCGAGTGCTAGAAATGAAGGCTACTGGGATAAAATAAATAAAATAGATAAGTGAGAATAAAATGCCTGATGAAGCCTGCCGCCTTGCTAAAGTAGAACAGCGCATAGACGCACTTGAAGAAGTGTTTGAAGATAGGGGCAAAAAACTCGATGCAATAATTCATGCGCTTGATGAAATGAAAACAGAACAATCAAGATACAAAGGATTTATTGGTGGCATTGTTTTCACGGTTGGAGCACTTTTTTCATTCCTTACATGGTGGTCGAGTAAGTAATGGAATTTCTGCAATTTGCCACTGATGTCGGTTTTCCTATAGCAGCAGCTTGCGGTGGTATTTATTTTGTTTTTCTGACGCAAAAGTTTTTGCTTGATAGTGTGCTTGAAAGAATACAAGGCTTGATTGCTATCATTAGGCAATTAGACAAGCGCATTACCGCCATGTCGCAAGATATAATTAGAATTGATGCGCTTATGTCTGAAGCGTTAGATATTGCAAAAGAGAAGGAAAAAAATGGAAGCTGATGCAATTGCAAAATATATAAATCAATATGGTTTTCCGATTATTGCGGCAGGTGGCATGGGTTATATTGTCTATTATGTGTGGGTATGGGCAACGACAATCGTCAAGCCAATACTTGAAGAAGCCTATGTTGTGCTTGTTGAGCTTATAGATCAGATTCGTGTACTTGATAACGACATGATTCGTTTAACACAAAAAATTAGCACTATTTTATTATTGCGAGGGAAGAAATGAAAACAGGCGTACGTGGTTTAGCGTTAATCAAAGAATTTGAAGGCTGTAAACTTAAAGCGTATCAATGCCCAGCAGGTGTGTGGACTATTGGCATTGGCTCAACACATTATGGTGATGGTACGCCAGTCACTAAAAACAGAACGCTACCTAATGAAGGCGCAGCAATGGCGTTATTAGCTGCAACCATTGGGCAATATGAAAAAGCGGTTAATGCAATGGGTGTTGAGTTAACACAAAATGAGTTTGATGCGCTGGTTTGCTTATGCTACAACATAGGCGCAGGCAATTTTTTTAAATCAACATTGGTCAAAATGCTTAAAGCCGGTGATGATAAAGCCGAAATTGCACAACAATTTTTGCGTTGGGATAAGTCAGGCGGTAAACCACTCGCTGGATTAACCCGCAGACGCAATGCTGAAGCAGAATTGTTTTTAACGCCATAATAAAAAAGCCGCTTATTTAGCGGCTTTGTTTTTTGCTATCCATTTTTGATAGGCTTCTTCAGGTGTTGACCCAGAACAAACAGCCGTTGTTTGTGTGTAACATAACCAGATTCTGCCGATCTTTTTAAGTCGTGGTTTCATCTATGCCTACTTTCAATAACAAGTTCACTGACTGCTAATTGCGGCATAGGATTATCAGAAAAATGTTTTAACCGCGCCATGTAATCGCGCATTTTTTGACCTCGCAATGCTTTGATAGTTGGGTCTTGGTCTACTTTGTAGCCTTTGAAATCATAAGTTATATTTTGCACTGGCGCGCTCCATAAGTTAATTATTAATTAGTTTTTTTAATCTATTAAAATACCATTCAGCTTTTTCCATGTCTTCAATCCCATTTTTTAAATTATATCGCCATTGATATTTTAAAATATTTCCTCGCAAAAATCCGATAAATTCATCACGGGTAAGCATTGATTCAATAGCATCAATACATTCAATTTTTCCGTTGTTGTAATGCGCTGGTGAGTTTACTTTTTCACTTGTTTTAATGGGCGCGCCTGCGTTAACTAATTCTTTTTGCTTATTTAAATGTTTAATAACATTATCAAGCCGCACAGGTGAGCAATCAACAGGTGGTTCAACCGCAGGCAATGGCTCATAATTAACCAATGTATATAAAAAAGCATTGTCTATTCTATCCGCAGACTTATGCACAATGCCTTCTTTGATTAATTTTTGAACCTTAAACTCTACTTGATGTTGCTTTAAATCTGTTAGCTCTGTTATTTCGCGCATTGTCATGCCTTGACGATTCCCGCGCTGGAGTATT